CACCGTTCCTGCTGTCACCATCAATAACTATGCAGGAACCATTACGACTCAAGAACTGACTACTGCAAAAGTAGAAATGTTAATCGATAAAGCAAAGTACTACTCTTTTAAAATTGACGATGTACTTGCTGCTCAGGCCGACATTAACATGCTCGAAGGCGCGTCTAGTGATGCTTCTGAGGGTATGCGTATTGCAGTCGAGACAGACGTTCTTGCCGCTTCGGTAACTGGCGCTACTACTATTGGCTCACAGACTACTATTACTGCTGCCAATATACTTGCCAATATCCTAGCTATTGCTACTTCTTTGGATACGCTAAACATCCCAGAAGAAGGGCGCTTTATTGTCCTTAACCCCGCGCAAATTAGTTTGCTCAAGCAATCTGAGCTTCGTCAAGCCTACTTGACAGGTGATAGCACTTCACCGCTACGTAACGGCAAAGTTGGCATGGTAGACCGCTTTAATGTCTATCAGTCAAACATGCTTTACAAGCCCGCTTCTGGTTCTGATGCAGGTTATACCCACGTTCTCGCAGGCCACCCAAAAGGAATGTCCTTCGCGTCACAGTTCACTAACACTGAAACTGTCCGCATGGAAAGCACCTTTGGTGATCAAGTGCGCGGTCTGAAAGTATTCGGCTCTAAGGTCGTAACTCCAGATGCACTAGTAGTTGGTAAGTGGAACTAAGTTAGCAAACCATTTGGGGGAGGCAACTCCCCCTTTTTTTTAATAGAGACAACTTGATGACGGAAACTAAAACCAAAAAAGATGAGCTGTTTGACGATGCTCAATCTCGGTTCGGTAAAAAGCTAGATCGTAGACTGACATTAGCGCAGCTAAAAGATCAGGTAGAGCGGCTTGAGCATGAGGATGAAAATCCTACGCCAGAAGTAAAAGCTCCCGTCCCCCTAAAGGTGAAGAACGTCATCACTGGTAATATTTTTGACTACAACGAATTATTCGCTGGCAACAGCGATCTTATCGTAATTGAGTGGGAGAGCTAGGGTGGCAACTACGAAGGTAATAGAAATTTTAGATCGGGCAGGCATTATCCTTCAAGATAATACCAATGTTCGATTTCCGAGCGCAGAGCTTCTTAAATTCTTTAATGACGCTCAGAAAGAAGTCGTACTGCACCGTCCTGACGCAAGCATGGTAAACACCACCTTTGCCTGCGCTACTGGTAGCAAGCAGACGTTGCCAGCCGCTGCACTACGTCTCACTGAGATAGTGCGGAATGTTGGTGGCCGCTCAATTACTCAGCTCCAGCGCAGAATACTTGATGAGACCCTGCCGAACTGGCATGAAACAGTTGCAGGCACAAATAAGATAGAGCATTTTATCTATGACCCAGTAGACCCAAAGACCTTTTATGTATATCCAAAAGCTGTCAGCGGTACGCACTCTATTGAGATTGTATATAGTTCGCCTCCGACTGATATTGCTATCTCAGACTTTAGCTCAGACACAACTGTGATCGGGCTAGATGATGTCTACTCTAACTGCTTGCTAGACTATATTCTTTATCGCTCATATCAGAAAGACTCTGAGTTTGCAGGTAATGCACAAAGAGCCATGATGCACTACCAAAGCTTTGCCACTGCGCTTGGAATTAAAACTCAGGCTGATGGTGCGGCTACCCCATTCCCAGCGAATAATGGGGCCAGCTAATGAAGTACGCAGACTTTTCGCAATTTATTCGCCCAGAGGTACAGGGCTGTCCCGACTATATGATTGAACGGGCTGTCCGAGATTCGGCTGTCGATTTTTGTACACGAACTGATGTGTATGTTGCGGAGCCTGAGTTTGTAACCATTGTACAAAATGTAAATGAGTATGACCTGTCTATTGATGCCGGATCAGAGTTAAATCATATCTTAGATGTATTTAATAACACGACGAAGCTAAAGCCTGTGTCATACAGTGTATTACTTGGGGCTTTAGGTAATGAATCTACAACAGGCACACCACAATATTACGCCCAGCGAGACAATACCCAATTTTATCTAGCTCCGATTCCAGCTACAACAGCATCCTATCGGGTTCTCTATTCTCTCAAGCCATCGTCTACGAGTACCAGTATTCCAGACACTATCGGTAAAGAGTATAGAGAGGCGATTTCTCATGGTGCTTTGTTTAGGTTGCAAATGATGGCTGGACAATCATTCGGGAACCTTAGCCTTGCTGGGACTAATAGAGACCTTTTTGAAAAGTCTATAGGTAGAACTATTCGGCAGGTGAAGTACGGGTTTTCTGGTGGCTCCCTAACCGCAAAATCGAGGGAATTTATTTAATGGCATACTCTAAAACACTGAACTTGGTGTCAGGCGATACGCTTCCTGAGTTAACTTTTTCGCTAAAGGATAGCAACGCAGCCGCATCGGGTAAAATCCTAGATGCCGACGATAGCGAAACATGGCAACCCATAAACATTGCGGGTGCGACTGTTAAGCTTCGTCTTCGAATATTAGGCGGGACTACTGTCTCATCAACCTTAACCTGCGCCGTTACGGACGCTACGAACGGGAAATGTACAACTAATTTTCCTTCGGGAACCTTAACGACAGCAGGCACATTCGAAGGCGAGATTGAAATTACATTTGCCTCAGGTGGCATCCAAACTGTTTATGACCTAATCAAGATTAAGGTCAGAAGTGATTTTGACTGATGGCAGCTAAGACCAACGTCACCTACATACGTCTGTCGGCAGAGACTGCCTGTAGGATACTGGCGAGCGAGATTAACTGCCAGTCTGTCGCGGCTACCGATATATTGCTCGACGCATACTCTTTAAACCAATTCCCGCAAGACACGTTAGCTTTTTCTGATATCAGCTCGATGTCGTTTACGAAAGTGTCGCTAGACAGTATTGGATTTACAGACGCGCAGTCTTTTGACTTGCAGAAGCAATTAGTTGATGCCGTAGCAGTAAGTGATTCAGCCGAGCTAATTGTACAATTTGTCCGAGACTTTACTGACTCTACCATTATTACAGATGTAGCCGTACTGACAGTCAGTAAAGAATTATCTGAAACACTATCTTTCGCTGAAGCCGCTTTGATCGAGTATCAAGCCAACAAGAGTGATTCTATATCTTTCGCTGACACGCAAGTTTTGGCTGTCAATTTAAGTAAGGTAGACCCAGTTTCAGTGACCGATTTGTTTAGTCACCCTACGACTTACAACCGCAGTTTTACTGATGCTTTCGCGCTCGATGACTCTCTCAGCACTGGGCTAAGTTATCTCGAAACTAAAGCCAACGTATTAAGTTTTTCGGACAATTTTACTTTTACGATGATTTTAGGCAATAACTCTGTTCTAAACGCATCAACCTTAAATACATTCACATTAAACAGATAGGAACACCGAGATGATTAATTCAGAACTCAAGCTCACGGGTCATGTCAAAGTTTTATTAAATAATGAAGTAGTACGTGACATTCCAAACCTCGTCGTTACAGCCGGTAAAGGTTATGTAGCTAGCAGGATGAAAGACACCACGGCTGGCGCTATGAGCCATATGGCAGTCGGCACCGATGCCACCGCCGCTGCGGCTGGCAATACAGCGCTTGGCGCGGAGTCTGCGCGTGTAGCACTCACTTCTACCGCTGTATCTGGGGCTGTGATTACTTATAGCGCCACTTTCCCAGCAGGCACTGGCACCGCAGCATTAACCGAGGCAGGAACCCTCAACGCCTCATCAGGCGGGACGATGTTATGCCGAACGGTTTTCAGCGTAGTCAACAAGGGTTCCTCAGACAGCATGAGTATTGTCTGGCAGATTACAGCATCGTAAATAACTTTTTACTGGGGAATTAAATGCCAGTTTTATTTAGTAATAATGCCGCCACGACTCTTTCGGCTGGCATAAACAGCTCCGCTACGTCAATAGTAGTAGCGGATGGTTCTTTGTTCCCAGCCTTGTCGGGCAGTAACTATTTTTACATCACCCTAGAAGACGCAGCGAACAGCAAGCGAGAGATCGTTAAGGTTACGGCACGAAGCGGGAATACGTTAACCGTGACACGCGGCCAAGACGGTACATCTGGTACTGCGTTCTCATCGGCTGATAGAGCCGAGCTTCGGCTTAATGCTGCGGCTCTTAACGATGCTACGTCGAGCAATGATTTCACTACTTCTGATCACGATAAACTGGATGGCATTGAAGCATCAGCGACCGGCGATCAGAGTAGTGCAGAGATCCGTGCGCTGGTTGAATCGGCTTCAGATAGCAATGTATTTACGGATTCGGATCACTCCAAGCTGAATGCCATTGAAGCGTCAGCTAATGTCACAGATACCGCGAATGTTGTAGGGGCTTTGACCGCTGGCTCGAACATTGCTATCGCAGCAGACGGAACAATTTCTAGCTCGACAGCGGAGCTAAAATTGAATTCCTTCACTGGAGACGGATCTACTACAGCATTTACATTATCGAGTGCGCCCTCTGAAAACAGTACGGTGGCCTTCATCGATGGCGTGTACCAGAACAAGACCTCGTATTCGATTACAAATAATGTCTTAACTCTGAGTGAGGCCCCCGATTCGGGAGCAGCCATAGAAATATCGGCAGTCAACATTGCGCCAGTTCAAGAATCGACCGAGTTTTTAATTAATAATTTTACGGGGAACGGTTCTACCACAGCGTTCACGTTATCGAATGCCCCAGTTGAGAATCAGACAGCTGTGTTTATCTCAGGGGTGTATCAAAGCAAAGCTACATATGCCGTAAGTGGAACGACCTTGACCTTCTCGACCGCCCCGCCGGTGGCAGGGATCGAGGTCATGGTAGCCAAAACCATCGTTTACTCGATTGGCCAGCCAGACGATAACACCGTATCGACTGTAAAGATTCAGGATGACGCTGTAACAACAGACAAGCTTGCGAATAACGTAGTGATAAATACCAGCGGGGCTATTACCGCAGCAGCCGCAAGTTTCACTACGCTGAGTGCGTCTGGAGATGTGAACTTTGACAGTGGGACTTTATTTGTTGATGCAAGTGCTAATAAAGTCGGTATTGGCACCGATTCGCCTAGTTATGCACTTGATGTAGTGTCTTCTGCAACTAACAACGAATCCTTAGCACGGTTTAGTAGTGCAGGTGGTGTTCGTGTGGTATTTAATACTGATAGTGACGATGATGGTTCGCTTTCTTTGTATGACAAAAGTGATGCCGCAAAAGTCCTTATTAGAAGCCTTGGTAACTCATACCTTAACGGCGGCAACGTGGGAATTGGCACTACTAATCCTGACGATGGTGACTTACAGATCGGTGATGCAAACTCGGCTTTTACTATTGCTGTCGCAGGCCCAAGGACTAAGTTTGGCTATAATGGCGCTAATGCTATTGTGCAAGGTGGTAGTTCGAAGGGGATTGCTTTCTGCGTAAACAACGGTACTTTAGGTTCAGGCGAGGCCATGCGCATAGACTCATCAGGCAACCTGTTGGTGGGTAAGACTAGTTCAAGTTCCTCTGCCGCAGGCGTAATAACTGAAGCGGTAGGTCGAGCTAACTATTCAAGAGGAAGCGGCACTGGTGGGTTTGCTCATTTATCATTTATAAACGGCAATGGCACTGTAGGCTCAGTTACAACGTCTGGTTCTGCTACATCCTACAACACCTCATCAGACTACCGCCTAAAAGAAAACGTAGTCCCAATGACAGGCTCTATAGACCGCGTTAAGGCACTCAAGCCTAGCCGTTTCAACTTCATTGCAGACGCAGACAATACCGTAGATGGCTTCCTAGCACACGAAGCACAAGCAGTAGTTCCTGAAAGTGTCACAGGCACGAAAGACGCAATGATGGACGAAGAGTATGAAGTCACTGCGGCAGTAGAAGAAGTCAGAGATGAAGATGACAACATCACCACAGAAGCTGCTGAAGCTGTCATGGGTACTCGCTCTGTCCCAGACATGCAGGGCATTGATCAATCTAAACTTGTGCCACTCCTAGTTTCGGCACTGCAAGAAGCTGTAACAAAAATAGAAGAACTTACTGCACGAATAACTGCACTCGAAGGAGAATAATTCATGGCTTTAACACAAGTAACAGCTGGTGTAATTTCTTCTGACCCAATATCAGTAGGCATAACCACAGTAGCCACAGCTTCATCGTTAACAGCGACAGTGAATACTCATGTCTACGTTAGTGCAGCAGGGAAGACTATAACGCTACCTGCGTCACCTACGGCTGGTCAGCGAGTGCTGATAACCGTTGGTAACTTTGTCAACACAATTGTAGGTAGGAATGGCAGCAACATTATGTCAAGTGCTACCAATATGACGTTAGACAAAGAGTATCTTTCAGTTCAATTTATATTTGCAGACGCGACACGCGGATGGGTGATGGCATGAGTAATTTTACAGACTTTATTGGTGGCGGTGGTGGCTCTGCTTCATTCCCCACAATTTTTTTAAGCAAGTCCCAAACATTTGTTCCTCCGCAAGACGGTAATGTCATGATCCATGTGATTGGC